CGCGACCGGTGCGGTTTATCTCGACGCCGAATACACGGTGGTCGACGGGCCCTATGCGCGCCGCAAGGTCTGGTCGCTGATCGGCCTCTACAGCCCCAAGGGCCCGGATTGGGCCAATATGGGCCGCAGCCTGATCCGTGGCATCCTGAACTCGGCACGCGGGATTTCCGACAAGGACAACTCGCCCGAAGCGCAGGCCCGCCGCCGCATCAACGGGTTCGGCGATCTGGATGGCTTGGAATTCGTGGCCCGGATCGACATTGGCCAGGACACCAACGGCGACGACAAGAACGAGGTGCGGGGCGCTGTCACTCCCGATCACCGCGACTATGCCGCCGTGATGGGGACCGTTGCCATGCCGATCGGCACCGCCGCCCCGCAGGGTTATGCCCCGCAGCAGACGGCCGCCGCCACCCGTCCCAGCCAGCCCGCTTCCGCCCCCGGCAATGCCGGTCGGCCGAGTTGGGCCCAGTAAGGGGGGATCGTTCATGCGCCTGCGCCCCCGCCAGAAAACCTTCGTCGAGCGCAGTGTGGCTGCGCTCGCCTCCCGCGGCAACACGTTGGGCGTGGCACCCACTGGCGCGGGCAAGACCATCATGCTGTCGGCGGTCACCGGCGAAATGATCGGTGATGGCGCCAAAGCCTGCGTGCTGGCCCATCGCGACGAGTTGACCGCCCAGAACCGCGCCAAGTTCCAGCGGGTGGTGCCGGGGATTTCTACCTCGGTGATCGACGCCACCGAGAAGTCCTGGGGCGGCCAGGTCGCCTTCGCCATGGTGCCGACGCTGGCAAGGACATCGAACCTCGCCGACATGCCGCGCCTTGACCTGCTGGTCATCGACGAAGCGCATCACGCGGTGGCCGACAGCTACCGCCGCATTATCGACAAGGTGCGCACGGCCAATCCTGATGCCCGCATCTTCGGGGTCACGGCGACGCCGAACCGGGGCGACAAGAAGGGGCTGCGCGAGGTTTTCGACAACGTGGCCGATCAGGTGCGGCTGAGTGAGTTGATCGCCTCGGGCCATCTGGTGCCGCCCCGCACCTTTGTCATCGATGTGGGCGTGCAGGACGAATTGCGCTCCGTCCGCAAGACCCTGTCGGATTTCGACATGGCCGAAGTGGCGGGCATCATGGACCGGGCACCGGTTACCGATGAGGTGATCCGGCACTGGAAGGAAAAGGCGGGCGACCGCCAGACCGTCATCTTCTGTTCCACCGTCGCCCATGCCGAACACGTCACCGAAGCCTTCCGCGCGGCGGGGATCACGGCGGCGCTGATCCACGGCGATCTGGCGTCCGACACCCGCAAGGCCATCCTTGCCGATTACGCGGCGGGCAACATCCGCGTCATCGTCAATGTGGCGGTGCTGACCGAGGGCTGGGATCACCCGCCCACCTCCTGTGTCGTGCTGCTGCGCCCCAGTTCCTACAAGTCCACCATGATCCAGATGGTCGGGCGTGGCCTGCGCATCGTGGATCCGGAAGAACATCCCGGCATCGTGAAAACCGATTGCGTGGTGCTGGATTTCGGAACGTCGAGCCTGATCCACGGCACGCTGGAACAGGATGTTGATCTCGAGGGCAAGACCGAGGCTGGCGAGGCCCCGACCAAGTCCTGCCCGGGCTGCGGCGCCGAAATCCCGCTGGCCGCAACCGAATGCCCGCTCTGTGGCGAGGAATTCCCGCGGGACGATGACGATGCCGGTGAAGTCGGTGGCACCGCCCCGCTGTCGGGTTTCATCATGACAGAGATCGACCTGCTGAAGCGGTCCAGCTTCGCATGGGTCGACCTTTTCGGCACCGACGACGCGATGATGGCCACCGGCTTCACGGCCTGGGGCGGTATCTTCTGGCTGGACGGGGTGTGGTATGCCGTGGGCGGCGGCAAGAATGAGCGCCCGCACCTACTGGGTGTTGGCGAACGCACTGTCTGCCTCGCGCAGGCCGACGACTGGCTGAACACCCACGAAACCGACGAAAGCGCCTTCAAGACCCGTTCCTGGTTGCGCCAGCCGCCGACTGAAAAGCAGCTGCAATATCTGCCGCCTGAATGCCGCCACGACTTCGGCCTGACGCGCTACCGCGCCTCGGCGCTGATGACATTCGGCTTCAACAAGCGCGCCATCCGCCAGTTGATCGACGGCGCGGCCAGCCCCGAACGGAGGGCGGCATGACCCATGACCTCCATCACTCTCATCACGGCCGAAGACCGGCGGCGGCTTTGGCATCCGCTTGGAACGCTCTGTGCTGTCTGCCGGCAACCCAGCCGTGGCTTTGGCTGGTTCGATCCGGTGCGGTCGAAGCGGCCCCGGCCCTCGGTCTGGTTCTGTTCGATGTCCTGCCAAGGCTTCTGGACGCGTTTGGCGCGGGAGCGTGTGGCCATGGTTGACCTGACCGATGAAGAGCGCGCGGCCATCGCCGCCACCATGAAACGCGTCGCCTTGCTGATGGACGAGATCGGATGGGCCACCCCGCTGGCCAGTCTGACCGAGGCGCAAGTGCGCGCCCTGATCGAGGAGTCCGTCGAGGGCTTCCGCGAGGCCATGTCCGACATCGCCAAAGCCAATGCGCCGGAGGTGCCGTTTTGACACTAGATTTCAATCACTGCCCCAGCTTCGCCGACCAGGTCAATGCTGCCGTAGACCAGGCACTGACCGCAGATCAGGCGACACGCACGCCCCGTGACTATCTTGGCGGATCACGCCTAGGGCACGCCTGCGAACGCGCCCTGCAGTTCGAGTTCACGGCGACGCCGAAGGACGAGGGCCAGGATTTCACGGGTCAGTCCCTGCGCATCTTCGCCATCGGCCATGCGCTCGAGGATCTGGCTGTCGCCTGGCTGCGCGGCGCGGGCTTCGACCTTTACACCCGCAAGGGCAACCGGCCCGATGGTAGCCAGTTCGGCTTTTCCGTCGCGGGCGGGCGCATCCGGGGCCATGTCGATGGCATCATCGCTGCTGGCCCTTTGGGTTTCGATCTCGCCGTTCCCGCGCTCTGGGAATGCAAGACCATGAACGCCAAGAACTGGCGCGCCTGCGTCAAGGACGGCGTGACGAAATCCAAGCCCGTCTATGCCGCGCAAATCGCCGTCTATCAGGCCTACATGGAAGCCAGCGTGCCCGGCATCAGCGCCGCGCCCGCCGTGTTCACCGCCATCAATAAGGACACGGCCGAGATGCACCACGAGCAGGTGCCCTTCGATGCCGATCTTGCGCAACGCATGTCGGATCGCGGGGTGCGGATCCTGCAGGCCACCGACGCGGGCGAGTTGCTGCCGCGCATCGCCGCCAGCGCCGATTTCTTCGAATGTCGCTTCTGCCCTTGGGCAGCGCGCTGCTGGAGGCTGGAGCGGTGAACGAGGACAGCATCCTGCACTTCAACCCGTGGATGGATTTCAACGACGGTCCTCCGGCCGAAAACCCGTTCGGCTGCGATCCGGACCCCGACCAGATCGCCATCTTCCTCGATGTCGTCTTCAGCTGGTGCGAGGGCCTGATCCCACTGCGCGGCTTCGTCGACAAGGGTCAGGGCCGGGACGGCAAGCCCCACAACATCTGGATCGCGGCAGACACGACCGCCCGAGAAAAGCTGGCGACCTTCGCCGCATGGGCCAACCGCGAGGGGGCTGCCGTCTATGTCATTCCCGGCACGGTCGCCGAACAGGGTCAGGCCCGCGCCGCCGATGTGCTGCAGATGCAGGCTCTCTTGGTTGATCTCGACGCGGGCGACATCCCGGCCAAGCTGGATCACATCGTCAGCCACCTCGGCACGCCCACGCTGATCGTGGAAAGCGGCGGCCGCACGCCCGAGGGTGCTGCCAAGCTGCATGTCTGGTGGAAACTGACCGAACCCGCCATGGGCGAGGATCTGGCCACCCTGTGCCGCCTGCGCGGTGATATCGCGGTGAAGGTCGGCGGTGACACCCATTTCCGCTCGGCGCACCAGCCAATACGTGTGGCAGGGACGGTCTATCACAAGCACGGCCATCAGCGGCTGGTGCAAATCCGCGACCACAATGCGGTCGAGGTCGATCTGGCGGATTTCGCGGAAAAGGTGGCCGACATGCCGCCGCTTCCGGGCGTGGGCATGGCCAGCGCGCCGCTGCCCGTTTCCAAGCCGGGCGTCGATGCCGTGCTGACCACCCCGGTGCGCGAGGGCGCGGTGGATGACTGGTCGCGGTTTCAGGGGGCGAGCGCCGCCATCGGCCATTACATCCGCCTGGTGCACGACGGCCGCATTGACCCCGCCGAAGGCTGGGAGGCGATCTGCGGCTACAACGCTGCCATGCTGCGCCCGGAATGGCCGCTTGATCGGCTGCAGGCCGAAGCCGATCGCCTCTGGGCCCTGCATGTGAAGCGCAACGGCCCGCCGCTCCTTCGCGCTGCTCGCCCCAACGCCTCCGTCTGCCCGCTGCCAACCTTCAGCCTTGGCGCACTGCTCGATGATCGCAGCCCGATGCCCGATGACATCATCGCGCCGCGCGTGCTTACGCCGGGCGGGTTGCTGGTGCTGGGCGGAGCGCCCAAGGTCGGCAAGAGCGACTTCCTGATCTCGTGGCTTGTCCACATGGCCGCGGGGGTGCCGTTTCTCGGCTTCACACCGCCCCGGCCGCTGCGCGTGTTCTATCTGCAGGCGGAGATCCAGTATCACTACCTGCGCGAGCGGATGCAGCAGATCAGCTTGGGCCCCGGGGTGATCGCGGCCGCGCGCGACACCTTCATCGCCACGCCCAAGCTGAAGCTGCTGCTGGACGCCGACGGCGTCACTCGCATCGTCGAGGCGATCCGGGCGGCCTTCCCCGATGCGCCGCCCGACATCATCGTCATCGATCCGATCCGCAACCTCTTTGACGGCGGCCCCGAAGGCGGCGGCGAAAACGACAACACCGCCATGATGTTCTTCCTGAAGGACCGGGTCGAGGTGCTGCGCGAGGCGGTCAATCCGGACGCGGGCGTCATCCTCGCCCACCACACCCGCAAGGCCGCCAAACACCAGGTCAAGGACGATCCCTTCCTGGCCCTTTCCGGCGCCAGCGCGCTGCGCGGCTTTTACACCTCGGGTCTGCTCATGCACCGGCCTGACGAGGACAGCACCCAGCGCCGCCTGGAAATCGAGTTGCGCAACGGCCCCGCGCTGGCGGGCAAGCTGATCGACAAGGTGGCAGGTCGCTGGGTCGAGTTGAACCCGTTGAACGAGCGGCTGGTGCGCAAGGAAGTCGGGGCCAAGTTCGACGCCGAACGGCTGCGCAAGCATGATGTCATCCTCGGCATGTTGCTCGATGAGGCGGCGGGTGAGCGGCTCTACACCGCCATGCAGTTTGCCGAGACCTTCGAGAACCGGGGCGGTCTGGGCAGCAAGCACACCATCCGTGAACGCCTGAGCGTGCTTGCCACCAAGGGCTTCGTGAAGTTCCTGCGCGACCCATCAGGGTTCGGCTTTCCCGTCACTCGGTCCCGGTTCGGCTATCTCTGCGTCGAAGGCATGCAATTCGGTTTGCCCGTCGCGGAGGTCGATCCGACCACCGGCGAGGTCACCACGACCGCCCGTCCGGTCCTGCCCAGCCACTTCAAATGCCCCCAGTCAGGGCTCAGCCTCCAGGTCGAAAACCCGGCTGTCTGGGTCTACCAGGACGGCCTTGAGGACGACCTAACTGATATGAGTGAGGCCTGACTCATATGACAGCGCCAACTGTGCACTCAATGAAATCAACGGGTTACGCGCAAATAAGAGTTAGGTCCCTAACTCATGCCCGAAGACTTCATGAAGTCTTATTTACCAACAAAATCAACGTGTTGAATAGGCTCGAACAGTTAGGTGCTGAACCCCCATACTACGTATGGGATGGCCCCACCCTAGGGTGGGCCACTTATCCCATGCGTAAGGGCCTGGCGCGCGGGCCGCCCTGACCGGTCCCCCATCCCCCGATCCGACGACGGCGGCCCGTACCGCCAAGCACATGACCGCCGTCGTCTTCCACCAGGACCAGCCCCCAAGACAGGAGAGCCATCATGGCTGCGACGATTCTGATCCCCAAATCCGACAGCGCAAGCATCGAATTGCTGCCCGTCAGCAGTTCAAGCCACCGCTGCATCCTCGCCCTTGATCTGGGCACCACGACCGGATGGGCCCTGCGCGGCCACGACGGTCTGATCACCAGCGGCACGGCGAGCTTCCGCCCCGGCCGCTTTGACGGCGGCGGCATGAGATACCTCCGCTTCACCAACTGGCTGGGCGAACTGGACCGTCTGTCCGGTCCCATCGCCGCCATCTGGTTCGAAGAGGTTCGCCGCCATGCAGGCACCGACGCAAGCCACATCTACGGCGGGCTCATGGCCACGCTGACCGCTTGGGCCGAACTGCGGGGC